TTACGGTTGTTCCGGTTTATGCTGACAGAATCGTTAAGGTTACTACTACAGCATGATCGTAGTTGCAAATATCCCGTTCAAGGATAAAGAGGAAGACGCTCTCCGAGAAAAAGGGGAGCGTTTTTCTTGTAGCGATGAACGCGGAAAGTATTTAGTTAGTTGTGGAATCGTTGAAGCGGTAAAGGGCTCCCCGGAACAGCCAACCACTCCAACTGAAAAGGCCACAGCTAAGAAGTCAGCACGAAAAGCAACTAAGAAATGAGGTGTCTATGGGCTATGCAACTTATGAAGATGTTGAAGCGCGATTAGGCAGGCAATTGACCGAAAGCGAACAGGCTCAATGTGAGACTTATTTGGAAGATGCTGCAGTAATTATTGATACTTATAACGCAGATGCCGATGCAGACAACAAAAAAATTGTATCCTGCAGAATGGTAATGCGTGTAATGGGTAGCGGTGAGGACATCGGGGTTCCAATGGGAGCTACACAGGGAAGCATGAGCGGACTTGGATATGCTCAGAGTTGGACCATATCAAACGGAGCATCGGGGGAGATATATCTATCCAAGACGGATAAACAACTCCTTGGATATGCCAACAAAATCGGTTCTTATAGCCCTGTGCAGGAGCTTGTTGGAGGTGGTAACTCATGAAGGGTACAACAATCCAATTAGTAGTTAAAACTCAATCTGGAACTGATCCGTTTGGTGCACCCATATACACAGAAGAGCTTGTTGACGTGCCGGACGTACTTGTTGGAAGTCCCACAACGGATGATATAACGGACTCACTTAATCTGTACGGCAAGAAAATCGAGTATATGATCGGTATTCCCAAGGGAGATACACATAATTGGGTTGATACGGAAGTTGTTATTTGGGGCAACCGATACAGAACATTTGGCTATCCAATTACAGGCGAACAAGCAAACATCCCGCTTAGGTGGGGGCAAAATGTAAGGGTTGAGAGATATGGCTAATGTGAAATTCGAGCTTAACCGAGAAGGTGTCAAAGAACTCCTCCAGAGTCCGGAGATGTTGGCAGTCTGTGAAGAATACGCTAACAACGCGGTCGCGCAACTTGGCGAGGGGTACGAAGCAAGCACCTACGTTGGAAAATCCCGTGTTAATGCAAGTGTTATCGCAACAACTTACAAAGCACGAAAAGAAAACTCTGAAACAAATAGCATATTAAAGGCGGTGGGCGGATGATAGAAGTTACAATTTTAAACTATCTGAATCAAAATCTTGAAAATATAACTGCATATATGGAAAGACCTGAAAACCCGCCCAAAAGCTATGTGCTTATCGAAAAGACAGGCGGCGGAGAAGAGAACCACATACACCACTCAACCATAGCAGTTAAATCAATTGCAGAATCTCTGTACAAAGCGGCATCACTTAACGAGGAAGTAAAAAGCCTTATGAGTGATGCTATTTCTTTAGACGATATCGCAAAGGTGGAGCTGAATAGTGATTACAATTTCACGGACACTTCCACCAAGCAATATCGTTATCAAGCAGTATTTGACATTACACATTATTAAGGAGGAATAAATCATGGCTAATAATAACGTCCAGAACGTAACAGCCGGAAAACCGAAGATTGGCGGTGCTATCTATCGCGCACCTATCGGAACTACACTTCCCACAGATGCATCAACAGCACTCGATGCAGCATTCGTTAATATGGGTTTTGTATCTGAGGATGGTGTTACCAACAGTAATAGCCCCGAATCTGACGAAATCAAAGCTTGGGGCGGTGATACTGTGCTGAACCTTCAGACAGCTAAGCCCGACACATTTAAATACACACTTATCGAAGCTCTTAACGTAGAAGTGCTTAAGTATGTATATGGTGATGATAACGTTACCGGCACACTTGCATCGGGCATCACGATCACAGCCAACAGTAAGGATCAGGAAGAGCAGATAATCGTTATTGAGATGGCTCTTAATGGTGGAGCGCTTAAGAGAGTTGTCATTCCAGATGGTAAGGTGTCTGAAGTTGGCGATATCGTATATCAGGATGGCGGAGCAGTTGGTTATGAGACAACACTCACAGCACTTCCCGACACAAGCGGTAACACTCACTACGAGTACATTTACAAGCCATAATCCAAGGAGGGGAACATGATTAAAGGAAAAACAACAGACGGATTTAAGTATTCAGTTGATGAAGAGGTATTGAAGGACTTTATGTTCCTAAAATACCTTAATATGTGCCAGAGCAAGAAGCCGGAAGAAGCTTTGGACGGCACAATCAAAATTGTATCATGCATCTTCAATGATGATGATAAGGAACGCGAGTTTTACGAGTTCTTAAAGGCTAAGCATAACGGAAGAGTTCCCGTTGATGTGCTTAGCGAGAATGTACGCAGTATTATCCTTAAACTCAAGGAGAACAGCGAGATAAAAAAATCTTAACTCTCTCAGCCATGATGTGCACCAATGAGGATGCGCTAATGTGCGACTTAGCGGAGACATACGGAATATATGACATGGAGTCGTTACCTGTTACTAAGGTAGCGACTTTTGCATGTGGGCTGAGAGGTGATGCAAGGATCATGCAGATAATGACGGATAAGCAGTCAGACATACACACTTTGCTAATGGCTAGTATGGTTGACCGCTTATCTTTTCTTGCATGGACTAAAACTAAAGATGCTCAAAACAACAGAAATCGTCCAGAATCACTTGTTGCTAAGATTTACTCAAAGAAGCCTGAACGAGAGTTCGAGGTTTATGAAACAGGCGAGGAAATGTTGGCGCGTTTGGACAAATTAAGAGGAAAATAACATGCCGGAATTAGGAAAAGCTTATGTACAGATAATTCCATCCGCTGAAGGTATTAGCGGGAAAATATCAAGCATGATCGGCGGTGAAGCAGAGTCCGCAGGAAAAGCGGGCGGTTTATCCCTTGGAAATAGCCTTGTAAGCACTCTTAAGGGTGTTATTGCTGCTGCGGGAATTGGAACAGTCATAAAAGAGACCTTGGAAGCTGGCGGCAATCTGCAGCAATCATTCGGCGGACTTGATACCATTTACGGCGAAGCGGGCGAAGCGGCTAAGAAGTATGCGTATGAAGCTCAAAAAGCAGGAATATCCGCTAATGATTATGCTGAAAATGCTGTCTCTTTTGGTGCTTCTCTAAAACAGGCTTTTGAAGGTGATACCACCAAGGCAGTTGAAGCGGCTAATACCGCAATCATGGATATGACGGATAACGCGGCTAAAATGGGAACTCCAATTGAGAGTATTCAGAACGCATATTCTGGATTTGCAAAACAAAATTACACCATGCTCGATAACCTCAAATTAGGGTATGGTGGCACAAAGTCAGAAATGGAACGTCTGCTTGCCGACGCGCAGGAACTGACCGGTGTTGAGTACAACATTGACAACCTTGGTGACGTTTACGAAGCTATCCACGTTATTCAAGGCGATTTGGGATTAACGGGTGTAGCAGCACAGGAAGCTTCCGAGACCTTCACGGGATCATTTGGAGCTATGCAGGCAGCAGCCGAAAATCTAATGGCTAACCTTGCACTTGGCGAAGATATAAGCGCACCATTACAAGCATTGTTAGGCAATGCAGAAGCATTCATTCTGAACAATCTCGCGCCTATGGTTGGCAATATTATGGCTCAGCTTCCAATGCTCCTTGATGCAGGATTTTCAACAGTAATTAGCGGATTGAATTTAGCTGCTAATAATGCAGATACGCTTGTTAATCAGGGCTTGGAACTATTAACTTCATTAATTAATGGAATTATTTCCAATTTGCCATTACTTGCAGAAGCAGCAATAAATGTTGCTATTGCGTTCGGTACTGCTTTAGTCAATGCTGATTGGATAGGGATTGGAAATCAGATAATGACAACGTTTCAGGGTGCTTTAAGTGGCGCATCTCCGACCTTGTTACAGAACGGTGTAACAATGATTCAGAATATCCTTAATGGTATTACATCAGCATTGCCGGGAATACTCAATGCAGGTGTTGAGATAATTCTTAACGTGGCTAATGGTATATTGCAGAACCTTCCACAGTTAATTACTGCTGCATTCCAAATAATTACCTCTTTGGTAACGTTTTTACTTCAGA